GCGGCGCCGGCCGAGCCAGCGCCATGACCGCGGACTGTTCGACGGACTTCTCGAAGATCGGAGCGGTGATCGTGCGCGGCAGAAGCGACGCATCGACATTGGACAGAGTGAGGGGGGCGGTAACCGCCATGATGTCTCTTCTCCCGAAGCTGCTACAGCTTCGAACTCAGCCACCCGGCGAACTCATCGCGCGGGTTGGGGGCCTGCTTCTTGTTGGCGCCGGACGCCTGAGTGCGATCCGGTGCGGGTCGCCGCGGGCCCTCCTGGGGCTGGGTCTTCGCCCAGTGCGGCTTGCGCTCCAAGAGCGCCTGGAGATCCGCCTCAATGGCGGTCTCGTCGATCGAGCCCGACTCGTCGATGTATGAGGTCAGATCCAGCGAGCCAACCGCGTCTTCCGGGTCGGTGAACGCCGCCCGCTCCCCCGCCTGCTTGCCAGCCAGGGCCTGCACGCGCGCCTCTACGAGGCTCTTTCGGGTCGCAGCGATCTGCTCGTTCGCCCGAGCCAGCTGATCGGTGAGGCGCTCGGTCTCCGACTTCTGCGCGTCCTCGAACTCCTTGGCCTTCTGTGCCAGAGGCTCCAGTTCCTTCAGGCGCTTGCGGAGGTTCGCGGCCTCGCTGTTCTTCTTCCGCAGCTCGGCCTCGAACTTCTTCCGGTCGAACGGCTCCTCCTGCTTGCCGGACTCCGCCTCCTGGGCGGACTCCTGATGCTCGGCGCCGTCCTGGCCCTCGGTGACCGTCTCCTCGACGGTCTCCTCGGTACCGGAATCCTGCTGCTGCTCGACGGTCTCGTTCTCTTCCGACATGACGAATCGGCCCTCCAGGGGCAGTGGAAATGGGAAAGGCCGCCACCAGGGCGGCCAGGTTGATCAGTGAGATCCGGGAAGCGGATGCTCGTCGTGCTCCGCCAGCGCGCGCCTGAACAGGCGTAGCTGGTCTCCCGGATGGCCTTGGGCGTACTCGCGGTAGATCTCATCCCACCGCGCCGCATGCGGCGACAACTCGAACCGCTGCCCGCGAAAGACCGGCAGGATTCCGCAGTGGCAGTTGTTGTGAAACTTCACCACCGACGCATCACCGGAGAACCGGTCATTCGCGTCCCGACCTGCGGTTTCTGCGGTGGCATACACGGCGCCACGGCTGGCCATCAACTTACAGAAGTAGCAGGCGCCGAGCGCTGCCACCCGGGCAAACGCCACAGCCTCCCGATCCTGCCGCACCGCCTGCCGGACCGTCTCCCTGCCCACATCGGCGACCAGCTTCTGTGTGGCCACGTCCGCCTTACCGAAGGCGGCCTCGATACGGACGTCGAGCGGATCCAGTTGCACGGCTGTTGCCAGTTCTGGGTCCCGGTCCCATACGTCCTTGGTGGCCCACCGCATCGACGCGTCGACCTGCTCGTCGGGGGGCGGATCGGCGAGCGGCACCGTGAACACGCCCGACACCTCGGCCGCGTCACGCTCGGCCTCGTAGAAATCGGCGGCCAGCGTGGCGGACACCTCCGCATACCGGGTCACCAGAGCGGCGACCGCCTCAATCCACGGCGGCACCGTGGCCTGCAGCCGCGCCGGGTTGACCAACCGTCGCAGACCGCGCAGGTCCCGCAACATCAGCGTCGTCAACCCGATCTGCGCAGCCCTCCAACGGGCCGCGCCCGCTGAACTATCCGAGGTCGTCGACGCCAACGTCGGCCTCCGACGGCTCCGAGCTCACCGTGCTGGTGCCCGCGCCGAGTTCGGCGAGGCGGTCCATCAGCGCGCTGCTCCCGGCCCGGCCCACGGTGCGACGCCGGTCGACCGCGATCCGCTGCCGCTGCGGCTCCGTGAACCCGGCCATCTCCAGCGTCACGTCGCTGTCCGCAGGCAGGACGCCGGCCTGCACCAGCTTGACCGTGGCATCCACCTGCGCGGCGACGGTCGGCGTAGCTGGGTTCCGCCACACGGTCTCGATGCGGCGGGCCTTGTCCGGCGGTTCACCGTCCCGGACCCAAAGGGCGAGCCGCATTGCCTGCTGCCATCCGGCACCGAAGCGCCGGATGCGGCGTTCGGCCTTCTTGACCTGCCGATTGTCGGCGAAGCGAATGGCGTCAGCCGAAGCCGGGTTGTCGCTGCTGTAGCCGAGAACGTGCGGGGCCACCGACATCTGCGAGGCCATGATCCGCGCATACAGGTCGATGATCTTCGTCATGCCGGACGGGTCGTGAGCCGGGAACTGGCCGACCTCCGGGATCTCCCCGTTCTCGTCGCGCTCCAGGCCCAACATCCGGCCGATGTACGTCTGCCAGGCGTCCAGGGCATTGCCCTCGGCATCCTGGAACGCCGACTCCGACGCACCGAGGATGTACCGCTGCGGGGCGCCGAAGAACTCGGCGGCGACCTCCATGCCCATCAGCCGGCGGCACGCAGCATCCGTGATCGACATGACCTCGGGCGTGATCTCCGACTTGCCGACCCGGTCCGCAGTGCGCTGCCGGTTCGCCAGCCGCACCACCGGCACGACGCCCAGGCCGTGCATGTCCCGGTCGATGACCTCCCACCCACCAGACTCGGACGGCATCGCCATCACCGTCTGATCCGGCAGATACAGGACCAGCATCCGCTCCTCAGGGCCTGCCTCGATAAAGCTGTCCGCCGCACACTCACGCAGGGCTGCCGTGCCCATGCGCAGGCGGGCATCCCACATCAGCGTCATGTCCAGCGGAGACTCCGCCGTGATCAGCGGCGGGCAGTCATCGGTCCCGCAGCCGCCCGAACCGACTGCCAGGTACTCCCGGCCGTACACGAAGGCGTCCAGGTGAGCCAGGCTGGACTCGTCGAACAGGTCGTTCGCCTCGGCGATCTCTGTCAGCTCCGACGAGTCCGAGCCGTCAGCCCAGCGGAACGCCTCCAGATCCAGGCGCTCCTCCAGGGATTCGACGCCGACCCGAGGCCAGCCAATCACCGTGTGCAGGCCCCGCAGCTGAGGCGGAATCGAGATCCCCAAGTCGCGGATCAACTGCTCGCCGTTGAAGTAGGCGTCGCGCAGCTGCAGTGCGTACCGGTCGCGGAGCATGTCGGCCCGCAGCATGCTGATCAGGGCGAGCTCTTCGTCCGACAAGAACACGAGCGGAATGTCAGGGCTGGTGACGGTCATCGCAGCACCACCACCCGTCCCTTGCCCGGCGACTTCTTCTTCGCACGCTTCGGCGAGTTGAGGATCATCCGGCGCAGCATCCGCGCCCCGACCATGCAAACCGCAAGGTCGATCTTCCGAGCAGACTCACGATGCTCCTTGCCGATCGTGATCCCCCATCGGTTCGTCCTGCGCCTGGCGTTGATCACGTGAGTGCGGAGCACCTTGTGCCCGTCGTGGACCAGCGTCCGCTCCAGCACGTCGGCGTGCGTGCGCTTCACGGCCTCCGTGAACGTCTCCTGATTTCGTGGATCACGCATGTCCCAGCGCACCGCGTGCGCCTTCGGACCCGACACCACCGAACGGAGAGCCAACTTCGACCCCCACGTCTGACCCCACAGGTCGATGTAGGCGTCCCAGTACATTTCGCCGTCATCGTCATCCTGACCCGACCCCGGGTCAGCGAAGAAGGCCAGCACCCGGTAGCGGCTGAAGGCGTTCTCAACGACGCCATGCACCTCATCCCGCGGCACCCGATAGGGCACGTAGCCCGGCGTGTTCGGCGCCGGCCAGTTCGCGGGCTTCTGCCACACGCCCAGAGCCGTCACGAACCCATCCGACAGGCGGCAGGCGCACAGGCCAGTCGCGTCGTCGCTCTTGGAGCCGTCGAAGAAGAGGACGATCTCGTCGCCGTCGACCAACTCGAGGTCGTCGCGCTTGCAGGCGTCCCACTCGTAGCGGGCCATCCACGCGTCCTCAGCGGCGACGATCTGGTTGTACCAGAACCGCCGTGAACGGCTAGGCGGGTTCCGCGGATCCAGGATCGACTTGATCAGGCGCGGAATGTTCAGCCAGTCCGAGTCACCTCGGACGGCCAAGAGCACCTTCTCCAACCACGGTTTGGTCAGCTTGGCTTCAGGAGGGGCCTCCAAGGAGTCGTACAGGATGCCCGTGTCCTCTGCTCGGCCGGCCTCGGCCGCCTCGTAGGCGTCGCGTGTCTGCTCGGCAACGGAGTCTTCACCAGGCTCGAAGGCGTTGGTGATCGCGAAAGTGCGTGCGGAACCGTCCGCCGACTTGGTGGCGTTCCGCTCGATCGTCGCGGCCATCTCGTGGCCCTGGTTCGACTCGATCCAGTGATGCGTCTCGTTGAGCAGGGTGAACGTCGTCCGTCCGCCCTCAAGGGAGCGAGGCGAAGAGGTGACTGCCTCAATCCGGCTGAGCCCCTTGTGGGCGTAGACAATCTCCTTGCCCACGTCGATGCCGTACTCGGCCTTGGCTTCCTTCGTGAACAACGACCCGAAAATGATCATCGTGTTTCGGGTCTGATCCTTCGACACCGCCGCGATCTGCACCCATGCCTCTGGGTGCGGCTCCCCGACAGGCTGCCCAGCCGGGACCCCTCGGATCTCCCCAGGCTTCGCGATACGACCGTTCCATCGGCACGGCCCGACGAACTCGGCAGCTGCGAGCGTCGCGCCGAAGGGATCCTTGCCCCAGCCCTTGAGGCGCTGAAGCACCGCATCGCGGTACTTGAAGTCGCCCGTCTCGGGGTCGATGGCGTACCACCAAAACAGGATGCGGACCTGCTCCATGGTGTAACGCCACGGACGGCCTTGGCCGTGCTGCAAGTTGCCCTCGACCCAGCGCCAGATGTGGTGCCCAAGCGTGAACTCCGGCTGAACAAAGCCGCCGGACTCGTCTCGGGTCCACGTTGGACCGATGACGACAGGGGTGATGATCTCCGGAACGGTCTCGTCAACCTCAGCCGCTGAAGGCGGAGCGGTAGTCATCAAGCACCGTCACATCGGCATCGGTCTGGCTGGCAGGCTTCTTCCGCTCCAGCTCCATACGGGCACGCCGTCGGTCGCCCTCGGTCGTCAGCAGCGACGACATCACCGAGTTCAAGGCCGCCACCAGCTGACCGTTCGGGCCACGCTCCGACAGCAGCACCTTCGACATCAGGTCCGCGGCATACCGGGCGACGGCCCAGTCCGACGGCTGGTAGAACGCCGCCTGTCCGGACTCCCGCAGCGACAGGTACCAGTCCGACGCGATCGGATGCCACAACGCGTCCGGCTCCGGCAACTCCGGCAGATCCAAAGGTGGACCCGAAGGCGCCTTAGTGATCGAGTCCTTCTCTTCCTTCGAGCGATGGCCCATGCGCTCCTCGGAGCGCTTACCGATAGGTCCACGAGCGCCCATGACGACCTCCAGGGTCAGAGCACGCCACCAGGGCGCACAGAGGGCTGGAAACAACGACGCC